CTTCAACAAATCTTTGTCGATCAGGATTCCCTGCCTCCAACGCGTTTCAACATCAAGGATGGCTTTTCCACTCACAGCATTGTAGACCTCCCAAGCCAAAGGCCCGATCATTGGCAATTCCGAAGAAACAAAAAGCTCACACATTGCTGAACCCTTGAGATACCTACGATAGGTCTCAGGGGGAACAAGTGCAAACCGATTTGTCACTCCAAAATTAGCGACAGCTCTCCACGGGTCACGACATAGAACCCATCGTCCATCGTCCAGCTGAACTGGTCTAGAACGACAAAATTCAATGTCCCAGTAGTTGTGGTGGTCTAATCGCACCTCATTACCGGTCAGTGAGAACCCGTAGGTTAGCATCACACTACACATATGAGCGAAATCACAATCTCCTGCTTCCACAAAAAACAAAGCGTCGTCGCCATCACAGAGCATATCCCATTTCTTGATCCCCATAGACCTGGCACAAGTCGAAACCAGAACGTAATTCAATAAAGAATTACCCATCCCAGTATCGACATCACCAGACATCCGGTTCCCTCGAATATGGTATTTAACCCCAGATGAACCTACTCCAACATTGTTTAATTGCATCTTCAAAAGATCCTTAAACTCCTTGTTGTTAGGAAAACACTTCTCATAAATCGAGTGAACACAACGCAAATGGGTCACCCCAACACTTGCATCAAAACTGCTTGCATCAAGACTGATTATCACAGGATTGGCAAACTCAGCCGCCTTAGCGACAATGAGCTCAGCCCTCCCATAATTATCAAGTCCTTTAGCAAAGACCCTTGTGCGCTTAACACCACGGGCCTCACCTAAAAAGTGACACAGCCTTCTCTCAATCGGTTTAAGGAACCGCGCTATCCACACGTTGAACCTGGGTGTACGGCCTTGAATTGCCCTCGGCTTCTTCTCCTCTGTCCCGACCCCGGTCAATTTATCTGCCTTAACAAACAAACTAACACGGGCATCGCGGGCATTGAAGGGACGCTGCCGTATGCTGGCTGCCGCCTCGACGTAACGTCTGCGCTTAGAAGATGAAAGAGCCATAACAGCATCCTCCAAATCAAGAACATCCAATCGCCGAACATACTTAAACGCCCGATCCACCGTGGCTACAAGATCGTCCACTCTTTGGCTACCCAAACGTGGTTGTTCAACAAACACACGCCTAGCCAAGCTCGCATGTTCCGTACAGAAACACTGCGCATGCATTGTGCTAAACGTGCGATCACCAATTTCGCGAAATGGTCTGCGGAACCATTGTTGACGACAATACCCCTTACCGTATCGGTCTATACCACCGCGTGAGCAGTTTGCGACATAATCGCCGGCGTGAAGACTTTCAACAAGCTCGGGGCCATTTTATTGTATCGATACGGCGCCCCCCGAGACCATATAC